TACGAAGACAGGTTTCTTTATACTTCAAGAATTGAGCATCCTCCAGACGATCCCCCTGCAGGGACTTCATCTCTATCTTGACAGCACCCTTTTCATCTACCGCACCGGCTCCAGAAGATACAGCTTCCAGAACCATCACTCCCCAGAAATTTTTCAAACCACCAGATTGAGAGAATGTCTTGGTAAGCTGCTCGAAACTCTCCTTGGATAGACCACCACCAGAAACCAGTACCGCCATCTGAGGTATCGCATTGCGCTCGAAATAACGGACATCAATGATCTCACTCATCCGACCACCACGGATGGATGGTAGGTTTCCTATGTACCGTGGAATTCCATAAGGAGTACGAGAGCTGAACTGTCTATAATGGATCAATTCGTTAGCTCGCTCCTCGATGGGTAGACCATCATCAGCATTCTTACCATCAGATGCTTTGACTATTCGCTTATCACCAAATTCCTTGAACCAAACCTTCTTCCGATCCACAACCTGCACGTAACGACGGAACTGAACGAAGCATTCCTTTTCTATTACCTTCCCGCTACTACTCAGTATCCTCACGGTTACTTTCTGCGGATCTTTATCCAATGGTGCCAACCGTACCGTCGATGCCGGAAGATGCTCCAGCCACTTGATCTCGTCATTGAGACTACGGATCACCTCGAAGTACCCATTCCCCGTCGATTCGTAATCTCGTCGGAACTTCTTTCGTAAACTCATGAAGGATTCACGAGGATTGATAGATTCCAGAAGATCGGAAATACGCTCCTTCTCTACCCTCACATCAGTAGCTTCTTCACTTCCCTTTGGACCTACGTACTCCAGATCCCAACCAAAACCATCCACATTCGTCTGCATCACTTCAATGCATTGATTGATGATTGCCGACTCTTCAGGAATGCGGGTCAGATTATCCAGATCAAATGGAGGCTCTATGATCTTTCCAGCTTCCGCTAACTTGGAGAACTGCTGCTCGCTGAATATCTGTTTACTACTGGGACCAGGATCTCCTTCCGCCTTGGTTACTTTCCTACGAAGACCAAGACTCTCACTCAAAAGTTCGCTGGAAGCTCCAGATTCACCAACGGGGAGGAAGGGTACGAACGTGGCACGAACTGTATTATTACCTTGATCCGATTCGTCTTCTGTCATTCGTACCCCCCTCCCAATGGAGCAAACGCATGCGCGTGCGTCTTCAGTTCCGTCCACCCGGTATCCCTACCAACGTAGTCTTCCCCGCTGGAGTGAGAATCCTGCTGGCACTAGCCTTGGCTTCCGCCGTTGGAAATGCCTGCCGGTAAACATAATCGGATTGAGCTATCAGATGACTACCCACCGTCAATAACTGACCAGCACATACCGGACCATAAGGCTCGCAATCCACTCGCACGCCACCCACCTTCTCCCATCGTACCAGTATGCATGGCTGCTTCTTCTCTATCTGTATCAACGGTTCACAGAGTTCCGGTTCCATACCCACCTGACGTGGAAGAAAGACATCCCCGGTTATTCGAGGATGATCTTCCTGAACACGATCTATCGCTCTCTCAGCTAGTATCAGTAATCGACGACCAAGAGCAGAAATCTGAGGTGCCGTCAGCTTGTTCGCCATATAAACATCAGCCAGAGCAGATCCTTCCTCCTTGAATGCTATCAAAACGAACTGCTGACCTTTCAGAACCGACGTGAAATCCCAGAACGCCGTATCTTCAGACATGGATATAAAGCCTCCTTGCTTATCTCTATTTTGCGGGAGAAATGGCGGGGTTACTAACTAGACAACATCTTTCTGGCTGCAGAATACCTCCACATCCACCTCCACCACTTCCTTACCTGCCAGATTATAGATGCGCTGAAAAACAGAAGAAAGACAAAAAGATAGAACAAGACCGCACCCACTATACACAACCACGCCACCACCGACATTATCACCACCACTACTCTACGCTATCATTTATCTCCTCAACGTACTCTTCGTCAAACCAACCAGGAGATGTGTTGGGCGGTTCCCATGGTCCCATTTGAGCAAGTTCTTCGATTGTCCATTCATGTTTTTGGGGTTTTGGGGGATGCGCCAAAAAAACCTCCACGCTACCATCAAGGTTCTGCTTATAAGATACAGCTTTTCCTTTTAGATGTTCGCATCCAGAAAGAGTTACTCTATACATAGCTCCTAGGTTTATAGTCATCCTTGACTTCCCCTTCTTTCCTTCAAAGCTCCCACCTTACCACGACCTCTTATGGTACGATGAATCCCCAGCTTCTCATCACGTCGCCAAGGATCATCATATCGCTTATCCGTTTTCTCGCGACGTTTCCCTCGTTCCTTAAGTGGGGGTTCCTCTATTATCCACCAAACACGATCCTTCGTATCAATCATTCCTCTCCACCCTACTCAAAGAAACGAGGTCGTGGCATGCTTACTCTATCTATAGTCGGTCTCCGATTTGCTCCCCAAAGAGATAACGAGACCCCCAATGTTACTACTACCACAAAGTACACTACATAAGCCTTCAAACAAAAGATAAGAAGATCCATCATGGAATCACCACCTCCTGGCGCATGCGCGTGCGTTTACTACATCAATAACTTGTAGCTACCAGTTCTTATTCCCTCTCTAGGTCTTCCGGGATTCTCTTCCACCTTCCCGGTAATGAATATAGGAGGTCGTGGCATACTTATCCTGTCTATGGTCGGTCTTCGATCCCAAGCATCTTCCCTATCCACCATCGACCAGCTCTCCCTCCTCCTAGTCAGAAGATAGATCATCCCACAAAGAGCATCCCCGAGATCCTTGGAACCTTTCACCGTCTCACCCGCCATGGTGATCATCATGTCAGGATGGTCTATCTTGGGTTTCCCTCTACCGGGATTTTCGTGCCGCTCCAAAGCAACCAATTCATCTATCAACGGCGCATAATCATACGCAATCAATCGTCCATCATAGATGGCAGACTTCAATTCGTTGTACGGAGCATCCGTCCGATCCACAGATTGAACCCCAGTCTTCAATCCACGCTCCTTCAACATCTGCAAAGCACTGATACTCTGAAAACTGTCGGAAGTTACCCACCTGATCGGTAATCCAATGTCATACTTGAGCCTCAAGATCAGCTTGATTATGTCTTCTATCATTATCTCATCACCCGGAGGAGGAACCACACGAAGCATAGCCTCCACCACGATCACAGGTAACATCTCATACCACTTATCACCATCCTTACTGGGCTCATATTCATGCTCCAAACCGCTATCGACATCCTCCCCCAATTCGATCTCAGTAGTGGTGCGCTCGATACGTCGCATATCGCAAACATACCCTACAGCAATACCTGCAGCATCATGCTTGAATCCCAAGTCCAGATGAACCGCTCGTAGAGCATCCGTTTCCAGATCCAGATTATGCTTCAAGATCCTTATCCCATCCCTGAGTGTGGATTCCACCATGGAGAATGGATGAGAACGACCACGATCTATCATTCCCAATATGGCGTCTCTCCTTATCAGGAATGGACTGACCGTTCTGGTACTGATACCCGCAAGCTCCCTCAATGCACCATCAATGTCCCGGTTGAACTCCACCCTGAAATCTTCCGGCACCTCTATCACCCGTAACCCACGAGGAGGACGTTGATCATCCTCCAGAATCACGGATTGCTTGGTCGCCTCCTCCGATACCGCTACCCGGAACTTCTTGCTGCTATACTTGGATGGATTGGTCTCCCACAAGGACCACTGAGCAGCCAGTATCGCAGGATTGGTCCTAGCCTCATCCAGCTTCCTGCTAGTGAAATCACCTGGATACCTGCTCTGAGAAGTGATGATGATCCTGCCGGGACATATACCCTTCCTCAAGAATCTGGATCTGATACGTCTCGATATGGCATTGTAATTGATGAGAGCAGCATCATAGATACCATCCTTGGAGCCACCAAGCTTGGCACTACCACGAATCACCGGCATGAAGTTTCCCTCATCCAGAGCAGCCGCTACACAGTTCTCACCAATGATTGCAGTCTCCACACCAGCTATGGGCTCCAACCTGATATTCCTTGGAAAGATCAATGCAGACTTGATGCTAGGATCGTAACGGAACCTCTCCTCGAAATACTTGCTACGTCTTATCAACGTGGATATCTGAGTGAAAAGAACCTTACGTGCCTTAGCTTCCGTGATGGATTGCTGCAATATGGATATGGGAGATCCATCCGCTAATCCATAATGATTCTGAGGATCTTTCAGACAGGACAGTTCGTAGAGACTATAAGCTATCAGTAGATCGGATGTGAACGACTTGCCGCTTCCAACAGATCCCGCAATCACTATCTCAGCATACTTCCCAGATACCGCCTGCACGAGAAAATCCATGATCTTGGGGTATACCTGACCACCACCAAGACCAAGATAATACTCATGCTCCACGAAGACATCTATGGAAACCGGAGGCCAACGCCAGCAGAATATACCAGTCCAAGCATCATCCCTATGTTGATCCGCCCATCCTTCCAGAGATTCTATCTTTGCCGTCTGACCGGAAATACCGCCACCAGCAAGCATGTCGGCATCTCGGATCTGCTCCGCAAGAGACCTCTCGGCATCTTCTATCTCTTCCTGAGTGATACCCGATTCCTTGATCAGAGCATCGATATCAATAGGCTTGGAACTCATTGTGGTTTCAGAGGATGTAAACTTACGGCTTCTCCTCTTTCCAGCACTTCCGCAGCATGTCTTAAAGCTATTGCTGCCAGATCCTGTCTTACTTCACTATAAGTTGATGTTGGAACACGTTCACCACGTCCATAAGGTCCAACAACTACAATCAATCCCCAATCAGGAGGTAGAATAGCCTTGGCTGTATCATAAGCTAGACGAGCATATAACTCCACTTCCTCGTATGAAACCATGCTTACCTTTTAACGAGTCGTCTTCTTCTGCATAGCAACTTTCGTTACAGGTTGATTATCCATCGGTTTCTTACGAGTATTCAATCTTGCATGTCTATTCTTCTGTTTTGCTTTAGCACCTTGAGCACCTAGACATTTACGACAATGCATCTCGGTACCATGTATGGAACATATATTGGTTAAGTTCTTACGGACTTCTTCCAATCGTTCCACAAGGAAAGCTTCACGTCTTTCTCCCATCTTTATACGTTCATGAATCTCTCGTAATCTCTGACTATCCGCCTTGCTATCGAGAAACCACAAGAATAAGACCAAGATAACTGCCACTACTAGAACCATATCCAACACCGTCACTCCATCGAAAACCATTGCCACACCTCCTCATCATCCACCATCTACTTGCTATGCCAGAACTCTTTCGGAGCCTTCCTTGACGTTACGACATTATCGCCTGGAAACCTCTGTTCACGGACATATAGGTTCGTCTTATGAAATACAT